GCTTCTATTGAAGCTAGTATTGCTTCTCAGATAAGTTCTTTGATTACACCAACTTCAGTAACTTTAACTATCGGAGAACCAGTTGAAGCAGAATAGCATACACTAATATGGAAAAGAAAAAATTTAAAGACACAAAAGTTGGTAGCTTCTTACTAGGTAAAACAGGTATTGTTAATTCAATATCTGAAGCTTTGCCGGATAGAGGTTTACTAGGTATGGTTAAAAACTTGATAACTGGCGATAAGGATCTATCCCCTGAAGACAAAGAAATTGCTCTTAAATTGTTAGATCAAGACATAGCTGAAATGCAAGAGGTAACAAAACGATGGGTGGCAGATATGGCTTCTGATTCGTGGCTGTCTAAGAATACAAGACCTTTGAGTTTAATATTCTTAACGGTGATGACCGTAGCTATGATTTGGGTTGATAGCTCTGATTATGTTGCTTTTGAAGTAAGTGAAGAATGGATTGAATTGTTAAAGACATTGACAATGACTGTTTATGTAGCGTATTTTGGATCGAGAGGTGCTGAAAAAGTAGGTAATATAGTAAGAAAGTAAATAAACCACGTAATAATAAATTTAACTAGCTTAATTAGAGCAAATACAAATCAAATCAAATTAAATGGAATTCAATTTACCAAGTCAGATTGTAAAAAATCTAAGCTTCGGAGACGAAGGAAGAAATAAAATAATGTCAGGCGTCGAAAAATTAGCAAACGCAGTGAAGTCCACTTTAGGAGCTTCTGGAAAATGCGTAATATACGAAGACGCTATGGGTCGACCGGTTATAACAAAAGACGGAGTAACCGTTGCAGAAAGCGTAGTCTTAATGGATCCGGTCGAAAATATAGGTGCAACCTTAATAAAGGAAGCAGCAAGTAACACAGTGAGAGAAGCAGGTGACGGTACTACAACAGCTACCGTTATTGCTTACTCTTTATTAAAAAACATAAACGAATATAAAGGTGAAGGACAAACTAGGGATATTAAAAACAGCATTGATAAATGCCTTGAGGAAGTTACTGTTTATCTTGATAAGACCAGTATTGAAGTTAAAGGCGATATGCTACAACAAGTTGCTTATATTAGCTGCAATAACGACAAAGAGCTTGGGAGCAAGATTGGCGAGGCTTTTGAAAGAGTTGGAAAGACAGGGGTCGTTTTAATGGAGGATTCCGATACAAATGAAACATACGTGGAATTTGTTGAGGGTACACAATTTGAATCAGGTATAAAGTCTAAACATTTATTAACAGATAAAGATAAAGAAGTTGCAGTCTTAGAGGAACCGTTAGTTTTAATAGTTAGTTCACCTGTGCCTAATATACGTAGAATACAAAACATATTAGAGCATGTCGTGAAGACCAAGCGTAGTTTATTAATAATTGCGCCATTAGAGCAACAGCCTTTTGCAACGCTTTTAGCAAATAAAGTCAAGGGTAATATAAAAGTAAATATTGTAGATCCTCCTGGGTTTGGACCAACTAAAGCAGATACGCTAGAAGACTTAGCTATCCTAACAGGTGCCACAGTCGTAGATGAAGAGCTTGGGGACGACTTAGACCTTTTAGATATAAATGTACTAGGTGAGGTTTTAAAGTCCGTTACAGACTCTAAAAACACAGTATTACAAATTAAAGATAGTACTTTAGATTTAACAGACAGAATAGAAGAGGTTAAAGTTAAAATAGATAAAGAAACTAACGCTTACATAAAAATGAAACTGGAAAAGAGATTGTCCATGTTAACAGGTAAGGTTGGAGTTATTTACGTTGGAGCTGATTCCGCTGTTGAATTAAAAGAAAAGAAAGATAGAGTTGATGATGCGCTTCACGCTACGAAAGCAGCATTAGTAGAGGGTATTGTAGCGGGTGGCGGAATTGCATTATTAAATGCAGCTAATTCTATTAAACCTAAAGATGATGGTTATAGATTGTTATTAGAAGCTATAAAATCTCCTTATTACACTATATTAGATAATGCCGGCATAGTGGAAATTAAAAAGCAAGTTATAAAGAATAGAGGTATAGACGTTAAAACAGGTAAAGAAGTTAATATGATTAAAGCTGGTATTATAGATCCGGTTTTGGTTACAAAATCTGCCTTGAAGAACGCGGTTAGTGTGGTAAAGACAATTATATCCGCAGATTGTATAATCTCAAATGTAAGATCTCTTGAAAGCAATTAATCACTTTATTATAATAGACAAAATAAAAGAAGCGCCGAAGACAGTAGGCGGACTTGAAATAACAGAAAACCAAAACCACGACGTTAGGTACTTAAAGGGTAGTATAATTAGTGTTGGTGATAAAATAGATTTTCTTAAAGAAGGGGACATTATCAGGTATGATAAACATGCTGGCCACGGTATAGAATGGAATGACAAATTATACTTTGTAATAACAATAGGTGATGTAGTTTTAGTAGAATGAAACTAGGTTCAAGTGATTTAAGAGACATGAATTTACTTAAGTATTACAGGCTTGTTAGAAAATGGGCTTGTAAAACTTATGATCTTAAAGATGCTGATGTTGAATTGTTAATCTATTTGGATTGTAAAAAGCAATTTACACGTAATGATTTCATGGAAGGTGTTTATACATACTCTTGGGATAAAGCAAGATGGGAAAGATTGCGAAGAGAAGGATGGATCGATGTTTGGAGGAAAAGAAATAGAACTACAATGAAGACCAACATATACGGTACTTCTCTTAAATGCAAAAGTTTAATAAATAGGATATACAGAATATTACTAGGGCAAGAGGATTTACCCACGTCGTCTAGAAGTACTTTTTACAAAAACAAAACATATACTGATAAAGTTTACAACAAAGCTATTGATGATATGATAAAAGATAAAGAAAGATAATTAACATTCAAGCATTAATAAAATGACAACAAACGGAATCGGACCAAACAAAATAGGTGCAAACAAAGGGCAAGCGATGAGTTCTCCAGCAAAAATAGCACCTCTTTTAGCTATGGCTGGAAAAGCTTTAGTGGGAGCTATAGTAAGCAAAGCAGTTGATAGTGCTACTAAAACGAAATCACCAGCTAAGCAGAAATTAGATAAAACTAGGAGTGTAAAACAGATTCAAAAACAATACCCAGGAGCAGAGCCTAAAAAAGACAAGCCAGGAGAATACACATACAAAGGAGTGACACTAATTCCAGGCAAATACAAGGGTGATGATATTAGCGATAAAGAAAAAATCATAAAAGCTATAAAAGGAAAAAAAAATGGCTTTTAGGCTTAAATCCCATTCTGAGGTTTTTGGTATTCACGAGAAGACTTCTCAATTTGGAACACCTGTAATTATTAAAGATGATTTAGAAAGCGGAGTTCAAGCCGAGGCTAACAGAGATGGAACTATTTTTGTAAGTAGCAAACTTTCTGATAAAGATATAGAAGGTGCTGTAAAACACGAAAAGATACATTTAGATCAAATAGCTCAAGGGAGATTACAGTACTCGGAAGATTCTGTAACTTGGAAAAGAGACACAAGATCACCGGCTAGAGTATATAAAAGAGCTACAATGAACGAAGGTCATCCTGATTTTGAATGGGAAGACGAAGCATATAAACAATCATAATTATGGCAATAACATTTAGAGGTCAAGGAAGTAGATTAAATAAAGATACTAAAAAAAGTAATCAAGTTGGATTCCAGGATAAATCGTCATCAAGCGATCGTCAAGGAGTTGGAGGTGAAGACGTATCTTTAAGCCAAGCTATGAGCTCTTTTAGTAAAAGGAATTCTTCTCCTGCTAAAAGCAATTGCTCACCTATAACTTCAAGAGCTAAAAGTTCTCCATTTAAAATTAATCAAACATTAGTAGATGGAGCTAGAGATACTGGCAAACAATTTTTAGATGCTGGAGCAATCGTTAGGGGAATTCTTAATGATACTTCATCTGAAGAAGCTGAAGCTGTAGATTTAAGTGAAGCTGTAGATTTAAGTGAAGAAAATTAAAAAACTAATAACTAATTACAATGGGAATAAAAGGCGGTAAAAATGTGCCAATCACGGCAAGAGTAAGCTCAGGCTTATTTAATCAAAAGAAAGGCGTAACAGAGCCTTTACTAAACGTTGGACCAGCAGGTGTTCACGGAAACAATCAGACTAGAGATATTCCATCACCAAGTAAGATGAAAGGGTATACTATGAAAGCTTCACCGTTTAAGCAAAAAGCTACAGAAGTAGGTGTTAAGGTTGTTAAGCAAGAAAAAGCGCCTGACACAACAGAAGAAGTTACTACAGCAGGCACTGAAACTAGAACTGAAGGAGGTTTGACGGGTAAGAAAGAAAAGCAAATGTCTAACGAAGCTTGGAAAGCTTATTTAGCAAAAGAAACGCCTGAGAAAAAAGCTAAAAGAAAAGCATCAGAAATAAAAAGAGGTATTCGAAAAGAAGACACAATTACAAAATCTGAGCCAAAAACAGAAACAAAAGTAGTTGAAGGTAAAACTACAGAAAAAGAAGAATTTACACCAAATCAAACGAAAGACAAAGGGGATGCTCAAACCGCTTTAGATAGACGTAATACTATTAGATCAGGGAAGGTTGCCGCTCGTACAGAAAAGGCTGCTCAGAGAAAAATAGATAGACTTGATCGTCAAGAAGGTAAAACTACAAAAACTAAAAAAGAACAAAGGTTAGCAAGGAAAAGAACGCAGGCAGAATCAAATCGCGAAGTTTCACGAAACGCCGTTGAGGGAGTAAAAAATCAATCTGCTCAAAATATAAAAGGTTCAAGTGATAAAGCTGTAAAAAGCAAAGAGAGAGCTATGACGTTATCTGATGTAGGAAATAAATCAGATCAAGATGCTGTTATTAAAGAGGGAGGAGCTAGTTCGGGTTCAAAAAAATCAGAAGCTAAATCATTAGATGTTGGATTGAAAGCAAAAGGAGTCAAAGACGTAAGTAAAGCACCAAGTACTGAGTTAGCAAAAAGAATAAAGAAATAATGGCATATAAAATGGCTCCTAAGTCCCCAGCGCTAAAAAAAACAGCAGCTTGGACACGTAAAGAAGGTAAATCCGAAACTGGTGGTTTAAATCAAAAAGGAGTTGACGCTTATAAAAGAGATAACCCCGGATCTAAATTACAAACAGCAGTTACAACAAAGCCTTCACAACTTAAAAAAGGTAGCAAGGATGCTAAGCGTAGAAAATCATTTTGCGCAAGAATGAGTGGTATGCCTGGAGCTATGAAAAAACCTAACGGAGAGCCGACAAGAAAAAAATTGGCTTTGGATAAATGGAATTGCTAATGGAATCAAAAGGATTAGGTGATACAATAGAAAAAATAACCGCAGCGACTGGGATTAAAAAGCTAATAGAAAAGCTACCTGGAGATTGCGGTTGTGCAGCAAGAAAAGAAGCGTTAAATAAAGCGTTTCCATATAATAATTAAATTAAATTAAATTAAACAAGATGAGTAAAGTAAAAAAATTAAGTAAAGAAGTTAAGTTAACTGAAGCTGAATTAACAAGTTTAAGAACAGCTGTTAAAGAAGTTAATGATGTGCAAATGCAAATTGGAGGCATAGAAGCTCACAAGCATGAGTTATTGCATTCAATAGCTATTAAAACCTTAGAACTAAAAGATATTCAGAAAACTCTTGAGAATGTTTACGGTAGTGTTACCATTAACTTAGAGACAGGGGTTGTTACTGATGAATCTAATTCGTAAAATAAGTATTGGTAAAGACTATAAAAATGACGCTATGCACTATGCTGTTGGACAGGAAGTGTATGGCGGTCATATTATAGCCCATATTTTAGAGGAAGAAACTAAGTACTCTATATATATAACAAGAGGAGATATGGTAATGCCCTGGAAAGACTTTAATAAGAACATGTCCATATCTGTTGAATATGATTTAAAATACTAATATGCAAAGTGTTTTTAATTATCTAGTAAAACCAAAAGGGAATAGAACCGTAGGGTTTAAAAAAATAGAAGGACAAACGCTTTTGCTAAATACGGACCTACAAAATCACAATTACACAAATAGAGTAGGTATAGTATTGAACTTACCTTTAGTAGGTAACGATGAGTTAAGAGTGGGTGATGAAATAATAGTGCACCACAATGTATTCAGGAGGTTCCGAGATGTAAGAGGTAATGAAAAGGATAGTAAAAACTATTTAAGCGAAGATGTTTATACTGTTCAATCTGATCAAATATATGCATTTAAAAGAAATGGTGAATGGAAAGCCTTGAAAGGATTCTGTTTTATAAAACCTATAAAAGAAGACAAAATGTTTTCTATAGATTTTGAAAAGCCATTAATAGGTATTGTAAAACTTGGTAATGACGAAATAGAAAATGAATCATTAGTAGGTTTTAAACCGAATTCAGAATATGAATTTGTAATAGAAGGGCAGAGGTTATACCGAGTACCCACCAATTCAATCACAATCAAATATGAATATCAAGGAAACGAAGAGGAGTATAATCCAAGCTGGGCACAAGGCGGTTGAGGAGTTAATAAAAGTAGCTAAAGAACCTATTGTAGATTCAGATGATGATTTAACTGCTGATAAGCTTAAAAACGCTGCTGCTACTAAAAAGCTAGCTATATTCGATGCATTCGAAATATTAAATCGTATAGAAGAGGAAGAGCGTATACTAGAAAATAAGCCAAGAAAAGAAATTGAAACAATAGAGTTTAAGGGCTTTGCTGAAAGAAAATCTAAGTAATGTATACTCAGAACTTATACAAGGTTGTAACACCTGTAAAACTAACTACTATTTCTAGACTAAATAAAGGAAAGAAGTGGAAGTATGGATACGACAAGGATCACGATATCGTTGTTATCAGTCATACTGGACAGATCGGGGAGATATACGAAATACAAAATCTTAGAATTGCTTTACCAAAAGCTCCTTCTAAAATAGATAAAAAAACTGATAAATGGACACCTGAGGCATACCCTAAAGAGCTGAAGTCTATAAAAAGTATATTTGATTGGAGAGATTATCCAGATGAATTTAAAATTAAATGGGGCACATATATAGATGGAGAATTCAATAAAAGAGAAAAAGGTCATTGGTTCAATAATAGAGGTGTGGATACTTACATTACTGGTGCTCATTTTATGTACTTGCAATGGTCCAAGATTGATGTTGGGAAACCAGAGTTTAGAGAAGCAAATAGATTATTCTACATATTCTGGGAAGCTTGTAAAGCCGACCGCAGAAGTTATGGAATGTGCTATCTCAAAAACAGGCGTTCAGGCTTTTCTTTCATGGCATCAGGTGAAACCGTTAACATGGCGACCATATCAAGCGATTCACGATTTGGGATATTGTCCAAATCTGGAGCCGATGCAAAGAAAATGTTCACAGATAAAGTGGTACCCATATCAGTTAACTACCCGTTCTTTTTTAAACCAGTGCAAGACGGTATGGACAGGCCAAAAACAGAGCTTGCATACAGAGTACCTGCTTCTAAGCTTACAAGAAGAAGACTCGATAGCAATAAAACACAAGAAATTATATCAGGTCTTGACACCACTATTGACTGGAAAAATACAGGAGATAACGCCTACGATGGGGAGAAACTTAAATTACTCGTACATGATGAAAGCGGTAAATGGGAAAGGCCAAACAACATCCTCAACAACTGGAGGGTTACAAAAACAACGTTAAGATTAGGATCTAGGGTTATTGGTAAATGTATGATGGGTTCTACTTCCAATGCATTAGATAAAGGAGGTGAGAATTTTAAAAAGTTATATGGAACATCAGACGTTACAAAAAGAAATGCCAACGGACAAACTCGCTCAGGATTATATTCTTTGTTCATACCTATGGAATGGAATTACGAGGGATTCATTGATGCCTATGGAATGCCTGTATTCAATACCCCACTTGAGGATTGCGAAGGTCCACACGGCGATCCTATTGAAGTCGGTGTCATAGAGCATTGGAATAATGAAGCTGATGGATTAAAAGGCGACCAGGACGCTCTAAACGAGTATTACAGGCAGTTTCCACGTACAGAGGAACACGCTTTTAGAGATGAAACAAAAAACAGTATATTTAATTTAGCAAAAATATACGAACAAATAGATTACAACGAGGATTTAGCTAACAGTAATGTTATTACAAGGGGTAGTTTTCAATGGTCAAATGGTATTAAAGATTCCAAAGTAGTATTTAGCCCTAACCCACAAGGTAGGTTTTTAATAACTTGGACTCCATCTTATGATATACAAAATCGTCAGGTGATAAAGAATGGTGTTAAACATCCGGGTAATGAGCACATGGGAGCTTTCGGTTGTGATAGTTATGATATATCAGGAACGACTGACGGTAGAGGATCTAAAGGGGCTTTACACGGATTAACAAAGTTTAGTATGGAAGATGCTCCGCCAAGTACTTTCTTTTTAGAATATGTAGCAAGACCACAAACCGCTGAGATATTTTTTGAAGATGTTTTAATGGCTTGTGTATTTTATGGCATGCCTTTGTTATGTGAAAATAACAAACCTAGACTTTTATATTATTTTAAAAGAAGAGGTTATAGAGGTTACTCAATGAATCGCCCAGATAAGCTTTGGAATAAGTTATCTGTTACAGAAAAAGAAATAGGTGGAATACCAAACTCAAGTGAAGATATAAAACAGGCACACGCATCAGCTATAGAAATGTATATAGATAGTTACGTGGGTTTAAAATCAGACGGTAATTACGGAACAATGTATTTTAATGAGACATTGAATGACTGGTCTAAGTTTGATATAAACAATAGAACAAAATTTGATGCAGCAATAAGCTCAGGCTTAGC